ATGTCGATGGGATTAGCGGTGATCTGCAGGAACTCCAGCTGCCGCTGGCGCTGCGTCTCGCGCTGGATGGCGACATTGACGCCCAGCACCTTGATCGACTCGTCACCCCGCAGCATCCCGGTGGTGTCGGTCAGCATGATCATGTCGTAGAGTTCGGAGATCGACGGCTCAATGATGTCACCGTCGATGTTGGCGGCGACGGTTTGGAGGATCTTTGCGGCATTGCCCATAAGCATAGCCAGACCGGAGGCAGTGCGACCAGCACCACCCAGGCGCTCCGAACCAGTAATGTATCGGGGGATCGCAGATAGTTCGTCAGCCAGCTGAGACATCTTCTCGTAGATGCCCATGAGTTCCTGAGCGTGGCTCTCGACGTTGAAAAACTGCACGGGCGCGAGCGCAGAGTTGCCCATCGGATCGCTTTCGACATGCCAGCGTTTCCAAGGATACATCTCTTCGCCAGTTTCGTTGGCGGCCAGACGGTCGTCGTTGACGACGACCTGCGGCCCCGATGCGATAGACATGTTGTTTACGAGCGAACGCAGCGTCGCATTGGATACGTCGGCAACATCTTCGAGGATATCCGGCAAACCGTTTCCGACCACCGTTCCGGGGACTTTTTCAAACGACGTGACGTAGTATGGAGGACGTTTCTTCACAGAAGCCGCGTGCTGGCACTTGATGACGTAGCGGCCGATTTTGTAGCAATCGACGAAATAGTCCCGATCCGGGTCGTCGATGCCGTCGAGGCCGAATTCGGCCAGCAGCTTGCCCTGCACGTAGCCATGATATTCGAGCTGGTCCATCAGACCGCTCTCGTTCATCGATGGACTTTCCCGGCTTTCGAGGTCGGCGCGGCGGCTCTCCTCGGAAGCGCCGGTCGCCTCGACGTAGCCACCCTTGCCGTACGCTTCGAGTACTGCCCGGATGTTTTCTTCGTTGTAGCCCGGCAGCCCGATCAGCTGGTTGAGATCGGCGCGCGATACCCTGGAGCGCTCGATCACCGCCGCATCGGCGATATTGGACACCCCCGGCGTCCACCAGATGTCGTAGGCCGACACCCGGTTCCAGAACATCTTCGGCTTGTTAGCGAGCACCGCCTTGCCCTGTGTCCACGTCACCTGCGGCACGATCTTGACGATCGGCCCCTTGATGCAGGCGAACGGAAACAGCGGCAGATCGGTGATGAACGAGGCCAGCGCCTCGTAGAACCGGCCTTCGACGAGGATATCGTCGACTTTCGCCTGCGCCCTGTCGGCCTCGACGCGGGCCTTCTTCATCGCCGCCTGCTTGGCGGCGGCGAACAGCTGGGTGACGCGATCCCTGATCTGTTCGGGCTGGGGCGGCATTCCCGACAGCCGCGCCTCATTCTCGACTTCGACGTTAACCAGTTCCTGAATCGCTCCGATCAGCTCGTCCGGCAGGGTCGGGTCGGGCGTCGCCTCCAGTCCCCACGGCTTCTCGGTGTTCAGGTAGACATCTCGCAACAGGGAAGATGCACCACGGCACTTGTTCGCCACGATACGGGCATATACCGCCGAGCCGCCGAACTTTCGGATTTCGGCAAGCTTCGAGGGTGGATATTGCCCCTTGAAGGCTTCCATCGCCGAGGTGATCCGATCCGTCCACCCGGAACCGCCATCCCGGTGCCGAGAGAAGCGAGCGAACTCGCCTTCGATGAAGCCGATCAGGCTGTCTTCCCACTGGGTCCCTCGTGCGTAGGCGTCGTTCTGGTTGGCAACTTCAGCATCCGCTTGTGCCTGGGCGGTGGTCAATTCCTGCGGAGAAACAACCCGCAGAATACCGCCTGACCTTGGCAACGCAGTTGCCGGGAGCGGAGCCATCGATGGACCTCCAGTCAAATCACCGTATACTACGCCTTATGTCGACAAACGCCGTTCTACAGCCAGTCATCAATCTCAGCCGTCTGGCCCGTGACCTTGCTCAGGACATCTACGAACCTGACCAGATACGCCAGACATACGCGCTGACGCAGGAGCAGTTTAACACCATTCTCGCCGATCCGAACTTCGCACGTATGCTGCGCGAGATGGTGGTCGACTGGAACTCTGCCAGTGGTACTGCGGAACGCGTAAAAGTCAAAGCGGCGACCGCCGTCGAAGCGGTGCTGGACAGCTTTATCGCCGACGTCGTCGACAAATCGATCCCCCTGACCCAGCGAACCGACGCCCTCAAGGCACTGATGCGGCTGGGCGAGCTGGGCGAGCGCGAGGCGCTGGGCAGCGCCGCTGCCGGCGGCTCGGTCAGTATTTCGATTAATCTCGGCAATCCAGGGCAGGGGCAACCACCGAAGACGGTGACTATCGACGCAGAACCCTTACCAGAAGAAAGCCCGGCCTTACCGGGCTGAGGTTACAAGCGGGGAAACGTCGACAGGTTCGCTCTGTCTGCGCACTGGTTACCGGCACATGCCGGCGGAGGAACCTTTATCATGGCGGATCCCATAAACCTACAGGTTCAGCGGTCGAAAGGTCGTCAGGAAGAAAACGAGAAGCTGGCCCAATTCTTCGAGGAGGCGGTGGTGCGCGCCAGGGCCGGCGAGTTCAAGTCAGCCTGCTGGATCGCCTGGGGCCGCGACGGAACGGCCCAGTTCGGCTGGCAGAAGTTCGGCTCGATCATCCCGCTGATCGGCGCCGTCACCACGGTACTGCGCGACATGGGCGACAGCCCGCATCTTCAGCTCGATCCCCTTCACGACCCGGATGACGGCGCATGAGCATCATCTCATACGCCGCTCCACCCACGGTGGGGCGGTTCATGCGTTCCGACAGCTTCGTCAGGGTCATCGCCGGCCCGGTCGGTAGCGGCAAGACGACGGGCTGCATCTTCGAAATACTGCGCCGCAGCATCGAACAGAAGAAAGGTCCTGACGGGATTAGACACACACGGTGGGCAATTGTCCGCCAGACTTTGCAGCAGCTCAAAATGACCGTCCTCCTCGATCTGCTGACGTGGCTCAAGCCAATCGTCACGTACAAAGTGAGTGAGCAGCTGATAATTCTGCGCTTTGCGGACGTACGCGCGGAGATATTCCTGATACCCCTCGAAGACCCCGAAGACCAAAAGCGCCTCCTGTCGATGCAGCTCACCGGGGCCTGGATGTCGGAGGGCATCGAGATCGACCTCGATCTGGTCCCCGCCGTCTGCGGGCGCCTGGGACGCTATCCGTCAACCGCCGACGGCGGCCCGACGTGGTTCGGGCTGCTCGTGGACACTAACATGCCGGTTCTGGGCTCGCCATGGTGGGAGGCATTCGAGAGCCTGCCACCGGACTGGCAGCTGTGGGTCCAGCCGGGCGGCATGGAGCCCAACGCCGAGAACCTAGAAAACCTCCCTGGCCAGCGGGAGTACTACGCCCGCCTCGCCCGCTCGAACAATGTGGCCTGGGTGTCGCGATATGTTCATGCGGAGTATGGCGAGGACCCATCGGGCACGGCTGTTTTCAAGAGCTTCAAGCGCGCTTTTCACGTGGTCGACGGGCTGGATCCGGTTCCCGGCCAGATCATTATCGTTGGCCAGGACTTTGGCAGGAACCCCTGCTCGCTGATCTGCCAGCCCGACCATAAGGGCCGTCTTCTTGTGCTGGAGGAAGTGATAGCTGAGGATATTGGCTTAGAACTGCATGTCACGAAAGCGCTAAAACCACGCCTGTGGGCTGATCGTTACTTCGGCAAGATGCTGACCTGCGTCGGCGATCCCTCGGGCCGGGCCAAGAGTTCGGTCTACGAGGAAACCACCTTCGAGACCATGCAGCGGCTAGGCATCCCAGCGTTCCCGGCCCCAACCAACGACATCGAAGCTCGGGTCCGCGCCGTCGAGGCGATACTGCTCCAGCAGCGCGACGGTGGGCCGGCGATTATCGTTGACGGCAGCCGGTGTCCGAAGACAGTTCGTGCTCTTCAGGGTGCGTACATGTACGCGAAGACGAAGGCGGGCGAGACGAAGCCGTTGCCAGAGAAGAAGCATCCGTGGTCCGACCTGATGGATGACCTGCAGTATGTCTGCCTGTGTTTCAACGCCGGGCTGCAAACACTCTACACACGCAAAATACAGCGCGCCTACCAGAAGCGGGAGCGGATCAGGGTCTCGGCCGCAGGCTGGACCTGAGGCTACTCGGTAACGCTGGGCTTCTCGTCGTACGTATCGTCGACCATGATGCGGCGGGCATCGGCAATGCACTTCATCAGCTCGCTGCGCTGCTTCTCCATGTGCGGCTTGTCGTGCTGGCGGCCATGGCTGGCCACGTCAAAGGCGTAATAGGCTCTCAACAGCTCGTTGAGCGCGTCGAATTGTGCGTTGGTCATTGATTTCCCAGTGGTCCTGCGCCGGTCCCCGGCGTGTAGGGGATCGTCGGATAGTCTTCCATGATCTCGGCGCCCTGCGCGTCCATCACCATCCAGTCATGGCCGAGGAGATCGGTCTGCGAGGCCAGCCACGGCACGTAGGTGCCCATCGTGGTCTTCATCATCAGGTAGGGCAGCAGCTCGGGATCGGTGGGGGTGACCACGTAGATGTACATGTTCTGGCCGTTCCAACCCTTGCGGGTGGCCCGGTAGCCCATCTTGGCGAAGCCCAGCGCGATCTCGAAGCCGACGCCGCCGGTCATGCGCGGCGCAAACGCCTGGGTATGCACGGCCTCGCCCTCCTCCTGCGCCTGGATGGCGATACGGGCAGCGCGCTGGCGGCGGGCGTTAACGTGCCTG